GGTCTAGTATGGACAATGCTTTGTGCTGTAGGTGTATACTTTATAGATTGGTTTTCAGCCCATTGGGTAGTAAATAAATAGGAGCTAATATGATAGTAAACGAAAACGGCCGGGGTGACAAAAAAGCTCCAGTAGCTAAAGAAGAAGTTAAAGATGTTCGCAAAGCTAAACTTCAAAAAGACGCGCCTGTTAAAGAGGTAGTGGAAGATGCCGAGCAAGAGTAAACCTCAAGCTAAGCTAATGGCTGCTGCGGCACATAACCCTAAATTTGCTAAGAAGGTAGGTATTCCTACAAAAGTAGCAAAAGAGTTTAATGCAGCGGACAAAGGCAAGAAGTTTAAAGAAGGCGGTCCATCATTAGCAGTTGGTCGCGGTGAGAAACTAGCTACCGATAAAGGTGCTGGACTTACTGCTAAAGGACGCGCAAAATACAATGCAGCAACGGGGTCGAACTTAAAAGCTCCTCAGCCAGAAGGTGGTCCTCGCAAGAAATCGTTTTGTGCCCGTATGTCAGGTATGCCAGGCCCAATGAAAGACGAGAATGGCAAACCTACTCGTAAAGCAGCGTCATTAAAACGTTGGAAATGTTAACAAGGAACTATTATGGCTGACAATAAAGCAAAACCAATGGTTGTAAAACCTGTAAAACCAGTGAAATCTGAAACAACTGACGAAGATTACATGCCTTCTGACATTAAAGATAAGTTACAAGACATGAAGAACAAAAAAGCTGCTGAGAACTATGAAGCAACTAAAAGATACAAAAAAGGTGGCGATGTGAAATCTGACATGGCGCAAGACAAAAAGATGGCTAAAAAAGCTATTGGCATGCATGAGTCACAACTACACGGTGGCAAAAAGTCTAACCTAACTAAACTTAAAAGCGGCGGCTGTACTAAAATGGCTCGTGGCGGTGGTATTGAAGTTCGCGGTAAAACTAAAGGAAGGATGGTGTAATTATGGCTAAATCTTTTATGGACATTATGAACACTGTACCTATTGATATGACTGATCCTGATGAGGTCACCATACGCAATCCATTTGGCCCAAGTAATTCAAGAGGTAAAGGGTCTTCTATGGTAGATTTGACAGACCCAGATGCCGTTACTTTACGAAATCCATTCCGTAAAAAAGCAAAACCTGAAGACATGTCTAAACGTATTACAGAAAAAAGTAATGCCGGACCTAACGTAAAACCATCAAAACCAAAAGCATCAGGTTACAAAATGCCTAAGTCAACTACTCCTGATATGGATACGACACAAGGCACTAGAGGTTCACGAGTTAGCTTTGAAGCAGGTGAAGTTAAAGAGTCACCAAAAGAGACAGCAAAAGCAGCTCCAATTGAAGAAAGAAGTACACCGGCAGAAAAACGTGCTGATAGAGATAAAGAAGAATCACGCTTTAGTACTAGCAACCCTATGGGCATGAAAAAAGGCGGTAAAGTATCTTCAGCATCTAAACGCGCCGATGGCTGCGCATTACGTGGTAAAACGAGGGCATAATTATGGGTATGGGTAGAGCAGGCGGTGCTTTTCAAAACGCCACAAATAACGTTCAGAACGGTATGGGCGGTAAAGGCGGCCAACAACCTCAAGGCGGTTTCCGTGGCAAAGGCGGTGCGCAACAGACACAAGGCGGATTTGGTGGCAAAGGCGCTGGGCGATTTCAACCACAACAACCACCACAACCACCACAAGGTGGCTTCAGTGGTAAAGGCGGCCAACAGCAAAACCCGTATGCTCAACAGTACTACCAACCACAGTTCCAACCAGAATACTTTAACAACCCATATTCACAAGGTGGGTTTGGCCAACAGCCTCAAATGGGCGGCTTTGGTGGTAAAGGTGGTCAAATGGGTGGTATGAGTGATTTACAACGCTTAGCCCCAAACATGCAGGGTGATGGTGCGTCATATCAAGACTATGTAAATCGACCTACACAAGAAATAAAAATGTCCGAAGCGCAATTTAATGCTCAACGAGGCGGTATGGGTGGTAAAGGTGGCAACATAAATCAAGTTGGTCCAAATGGTATGCCAATAGGCGCCCCTGGATTTAGTGGCTTTAGTGGTATGAATAAAATGGGTGGTATGGGCGGTAAAGGCGGTCAAGAACCAGTTCGTGATTTAGGTTTTGGCAATGGCCCTGGTAATATCCCAAAAGCGCAATACGCTGGCGGTATGGGCGGTAAAGGTGGTCAGATGCCTCGTCGTGATATGGGCTACGGTAATGGTCCTCGTGGAGTGATAAAAAATTATGGCAATGTATTAAGAGGCCAACAATCAGGTCTAGCCGCATTAGCACAACCAACTGCAACGACACAAGCAGCAACCCCAGCACCAGAGCAACCATATATGGGTAACTACTTATCATGAGACCGTCACGCGGAATGGGCATCATAAACCCAAAGAAAATGCCTGGGGCTAAAGGCAAGACTATTGTTCGTAAGGACAAGCCTCAGTTTGTAACCGAGTACAAGAAGGGTGGCGACGTAAACCTTCCTGGCTTATATGCAAACATCAATGCTAAAAAGAAACGTATTGCCGCAGGGTCTGGTGAAAAGATGCGTAAACCAGGAAGTTCAGGGGCACCAACTGCAGACGCATTTAAAAAGTCTGCGTTAACGGCTAAAAAGTAAAGGAACTAACATGATGCAACTCTATAGTGTAGGTTTAATTTGTGGTTTTGCTGTAGGGTTACAACATGAGCTCATCGAAGATGACAACTTCCTCATCTTAAGTTTGGGTATAGTAGAAATAGTATTTATTTGGTAAGGATTATATGGCTTTAAACACAGCAACGTCAGGCACATCATCCTTTAATCTAGACATCAACAATCTAGTAGAAGAGGCATTTGAGCGCTGCGGCTCAGAGTTACGCACGGGCTATGACTTAAGAACTGCGCGTCGTAGTTTAAACCTACTTACTATTGAGTGGGCTAACCGTGGCATTAACTTGTGGACTGTAGAACAAGGCGAGATTCCTTTGGTTCAAGGCCAGATTATGTATGCCTTACCTACCGAAACCATTGACTTGCTAGATCAAGTAGTGCGTACTGGCACAGGCCAAAACCAAACAGACATCAATATCACACGTATCAGTGAGTCTACTTACATCACTATACCTAACAAAAACACGCAAGGCCGTCCAATTCAAATTTGGGTTAACCGCCAATCAGGTAACACTAATCTGACCAGTTCTACGCTATCAACCACAATCACTGCTACATCGACATCGATTGATTTAAGTGACGTGACAATGCTAGGCTCAGCCGGGTTTATTAAATTAGACAACGAGATTATCAGCTACAGCAACTTGTCTAAATCAACGACGTCTTCTGCGGGAACATTGAGCAACTTAGGTCGGGGTCAACAAAACACAATCGCTGCAGCACATACAGCAGGGGCAGCTGTGACCGTAACCAACGTGCCAAACGTAAGCGTATGGCCAGCACCAGAACAAAGTGACTACTACACATTGGTGTACTACCGTCTACGCCGAATCCAAGATGCTGGCTCAAGCGGTACTAATACACAAGACATACCGTTTAGGTTCTTACCAGCGATGGTTGCAGGGTTAGCGTATCACTTAAGCTTGAAGATACCTGATGCTCTACCTAGGGCTGAAATGCTAAAAGCAATATACGAAGAGACTTTCCAGAACGCAGCTGACGAGGATAGAGAAAAGGCCGCAATTCGCTTAGCCCCACGCATGCAGTTCATGAGGTAGGTTATGGCTAGTAAATTCTCAAGTGGTAAGTTTGCGATTGCCCAGTGCGATAGATGTGGGTTTAGGTTTAAGTTATCTCAACTTAAACGGTTGGTTATTAAGACTAAAAATGTTAATATCCTTGTGTGTCAAGATTGTTGGGAACCGGATCAGCCACAGTTACAACTAGGTATGTACCCAGTCAATGACCCACAAGCGGTTAGAGACCCACGACCAGATTTAGGCTATTACCAATCAGGTTTAAATGGGTTACAATTAACGGAAACAACAGGCGTTAGCCCAAATGCAACTGGGGTTCCCCTGCAAGGTAGTAGAATAATACAGTGGGGCTGGAATCCGGTAGGACTGCATGACCCATTTAATCTAGAGGTTAACTATTTAGTAGCCGAAGGTCAAGTCGGTACAGTAACAGTAACAACAACTTAGGAGTAATAAAATGGCATTTAAATCAGGCGCACAAGGTATCAATACCAAAGGCAAAACAAAAGGTAAACAATTAGGTATCGACGGTGCTAAACTGCCTGTTGATGGTGGCGTTTCTAAAGGTGGTAAAGCACGTTCAGTTAAATCAATCGACATGAAGAAAATGGGTCGTAACTTAGCTCGTGCAGCTAATCAAAAAGGCGGTTAATATGGCAGAATATAATCAACCACAAGTAGTGCCTAACGCGGATATCAGTTACAACACTGATCCAAACAACATTAGCGCAGACAAATCTAACGGCTGTATTCCAGCTCGTCGCGTAAGCGGCGGTAATCCTGCACGTAATGATGTTAAAACATCAGGCATGAAACAACGTGGTAGTGGCGCAGCTACAAAAGGCTTTACTTCACGCGGTCCG